AGTCGGGGAACATCTTTTTCATAAACGAAATCTTCATATCAGGGTCAAGAGGATTTTTCTTGGGGTCCTGAGTTCTTGAAGGATAAATCTTAAGGTCTCCACCTACAGCAACCTTATCTGCAGACTTAAGAAGTTTTTCGTGTCCTACTGTAGGTGGATTGAAACGACCAAATACAACAGTCAGAGTATCACTGATTTCTCCACCAGCACCTTCTTCATCTGCCGCGGGTGCTTTCTTCTGTGCTGCAGTTGGTTGTGGTTTTGCAGTTGCTTTTTCTGGTGCTGGTTTTGCTTTAGGTGCGGGTTCTTTTGGTTGATCTTTCTGTCCTACCTTTTCTCCTTTATCATAAAACTTGAGTTTTCCACCTTCAGTTTTCGCAACAAATTCTCCACGGGAATCGTACCATCCCCCGTGACCATCACTCTTGAGGTTTAACTTCTTCGCTTGCAGTGATGCTTGCGATTGTGTTGCCTCAGTTAGAAATTGGAAAAAACTCTTCATATTGTTTAATCTTATACTTTTATTTATTGATTATTGATTATTTCAATTTTCTAAAATTTCTTCCACCATGAGTTAAATTGCCAACATCAAGCATCATTTTTGCAATAGTACCGTGTTCTGATTTAAGTCTTAATTTAAATAAAAATTCTTTTGATTGACCGGGTGGAGCAAATCTAATATCACCAGCAGTTGCTTTTACTTCTAATAGCAATGGTTTGCCATTATTTCCATATGTTCGCAAATACTTAATATAATCTGGTGTCATTTGCTTTAATTTATTTTTATCAGCTATAACAATAGACGCTTTATCTTTACCAAAAGCAGCTTTTTCTAGATAATCATAATACTCATTAGTTCTAGATGTTCCTGTAGGTAGATTATTTTTTATAACTTCAAATAGAGCAGTCAAAGCAACTCTATTGACAGTTCCTTTTTTAATCTTAGTCGCAGGGTCTCCCTTAGCAGTTTCATTTATTTGATCAATAAACATTTTTGCTTGAGCCTTTGCTCTTCCAGACAATCCAGCCTCAAACATATCATAAACCTCATTAGCCCCTCTAATTAATCCAATATTTTCAACTGTAACTGCATCACTTTTAAGAGAAAAATTTATATTGTATTTAAGAATACTTTGTCCATTTGCCACTATTCGTATTAAAACATCCGATTTTATAGCTCCTCCCGTACTTTCACCACCAATACCATCTGCTATTACATTATATTGAACAACATCAGTAGTTTTATTTTTTAAAAATCTATTCTTTGCTACTACAAGTTGCCTAAAAAATTGAGAATGTTTTGCTTTAAGTAGTGTGTCAACCTTTTCAGCAATTTTACCAAAATCTCCACTTTCCACAAAATTATCTTTTAACACCATTCCATATGCTCTTTCAACTTCACTAGCTTTTAAGGTCACGTCCAATTTAACTTGAATAAAATCTGGTGGAGCAGTATAACCACCAGGTCCAGTTGTTTGCCTTCTGCCCTGAACAAAAAAGTATTTTTCTCCAGCATTCATGTGCTTATATTGCTGAGGATTAGCATCAACAACTTCCATTCCAAAATCATCATCTTTTGGATATAATTTATGAAACTCAACAGTCCTTGAGGTCTTCCCACCTCTAACTTCTTGCCTTAACTGAGTATTCAATCTCATATTTCTTATTTTTAATTTTATTTTATCAATATCACTACCATCGTCTGGATCTATTAAAACAAGAGCACAATACATTGCAAATATACCCTCAATGACGCTTCCTTCTTTCATTTTTACATATACTCTTTCAAGTATTTAGAAGTGGAGATAAGGAGACTCGAACTCCTGACTTCCTGCGTGCAAAGCAGACACTCTACCAACTGAGTTATATCCCCAATACAGATATTATAAAACCCCTCAACTAAAAAGTCAAGGGGTTAGAGCAACCTTCCATGGTTATTTAGTTATTTTGGGGGAAGTAATCCTCTTTTTCTTGCAGCAGCATCTCCACCATATTCATTATATCTTTTATCAAATTGAGATCTTTCAGCCTTTTCATCTCTTGACTTTGTTGGTTTAGGTTTAGAAACTAATTCCGTTTTTTGTGGTTCTTTAAGTGGTTTATTTAACAATCCAGGTGGAGCTTTAAACCCAGTTTGTGTCATCATCAATCCCGCGGCTCCCAACGCAGCTAATTTTCCTAACCCCTCATCAATAATATCTTCTCTCCACTCTTCACTCATATTAACCATAATTGCTTTAGCAGATTCAATAGTATCTGCATATCCTTCGTCAAGAAGGTGTGAAAGAACAATATCGTAAATATCTACTTCTTCATTACTCTTATACTGCATTGGAGAATCTTTTTTTACTCTATCGTTAAAAGGTTTTCCTTTTGACATTGCCAATTGATCTTGTCTTCTCATAGTATCATTATATGGTTTTCTCATATCAGCAGACTTTCTAACCCTACGATTTCCACCACCAGAAGATGCAATACTATCATGTTTTGATTCATCCACCTCTTGAGGAGCATAAACTTCAGAATATGCTTCGTATAAACCTCGCAGTTCTTTAGGATCCATCTTTACAAATACTTTTTCAAATATTTATAAAAAGTTTTTATTTAGTTCTCGTCTCTCAATTCCTTTTTAATCTCATCCTTCAATCTTCTACGATCTTCAGCATCTGCCACTCTTTGCCTTTGAGCATCTACAGAAGCTCTCGATTTCTCTTTGAACTTCTGCATTTGTTCTTTTTGCCTTTGACGCAATTCTACTCTGCGTTGGTCAATATCTTCAGAGAACTGTTGATAAGTTTTCATCAGCGACCCATTTGCTTAGCATACCACTTCTCAAAGTCCTCTCTACGCTTATCACCTCTTGGTGGCATAGGAGTTTTTTCTCCACGAATAGGAGCAGACTTTTTGCTCTGCTCTCTTTCATACTTCTCAGGGTTGTTGCGAGCCTCTTGTGCTTCATCCATATACTCTTCTTGACGAAGTGCTTTACGACGCTGCTTTTCCTTTTGCTTTGGATTTAAATGAGCACCTCTTCCACGATTAGCAGAGGGGTCCCAGTTTGGTCCAGGTTCAAATGAAATACCTTTTTTACCAGCATAACGAGCAATGTTTGCTCTTGTCGTATCATCTGCTCTTGATGCTTCACCAAGAATAATACCAATTGCTTCCTCATCAATCACATTTGCCATCATCCACTCTGCTTCTTCCAGAGTTTCAGCAAATCCTTCTGCTTGTAGAAACTCAAGGACTACATCAAAGATATCAAGTTCTTCTTTAGCGTGATACCAACCTTTTCCAGCGTCTCTTTGAGAACCACCAGTTTTTTCTGCTTCTTTAGCACGACGAACTGCCATTCCCATCTTCATTCTACGATCTAAAGCATTACCACCTTTATCTCTAAGTGCTACTTGTTTTGCTTTAACCTTTTCGTGTGGAAATGGTTTTTCTGCTTCATCAATCTCTTGGGGAGCATTAACCTGTTTGTATGCTTCGTATAAACCGCGCAGTTCTTTGGAATCCATCTTTACAAATACTTTTTCAAATATTTATAAAAAAAAACTCCCAAAGGAGTTAAAAATCAAGCACCAAGAACTGCTGCAATGTTATCATCAAGTTGTTGAATTACTGCACGGATATCAACTACACGAGGAGGAACACTCACTTCATCATATGTGTATCCTTTTTGAGCATCAAACAAAACTTGACGAACTGCTGCAGCTGCACGAGCATCCAGTTTAAGTGTTACTTGTTTTTCTTTAGTCATTTTCATTCACCACCATATTTAAATCCATTAGTTTATTTTTAGTTGTATCATCTTTCTTTCTAAATTCGTGCAAATCTTCCCAATACTTCCTTACATTTTCTCTCACCTTATTGAGTGCTTCTTTACTTTCTTCAGTTTCTTCACCGATTTTCATAGAGGTAATGGTCACTCCACCAGTCCTATTTCTGTAAGAATAGATGACTTTATTAGAACCACTATCAAGTTGTTGTTTAACTCCTTCCATAGTTCCGTGCATTTTTGCTGATGGAACTTTCTCAAAATCTACATTAAGATGTGCGAAAGAATATTTAAGAGTATCCAATTGTAGTTTCGTTAAAGTAGTCATACTTCCTCCAAATAATATTTTATATACGAAAAATTCTTTTCTTTATCACGGATAGTTTTTCCACGGAACCTAAAAAGTTTTTTGTTTCCTTCATTAGACACTACCCATAATACCGGACCAGCAACAGTATTTTGAAGCATAAACTTTGCCTTTTCTGGTGCCTCAAAAGTTGTTAGAGTTTTCATAGTGATTCTATCTTTGCTTTAACGGATTCGGGCGTTGCTCTTACTTGATAAACAACTTCATCTCTACGAGACAATTCTGTGAGGATTTCAGCAGCAATATCCCAGAGTTCAGTTGTGTGTCTATGATTATAAGGCCAATTAGTCATTTGTTGTTCTCCATAGAATAATTTTGAACCATTTGTGCAAGTTCCATTACTTCTGCCTTCATTTGCGGTGTAGAAGTTTTTGCAATCTCATCATAAAAGTTTGTAAGTGCGACCTGAAGAAGTGCTGTTTGTCTGTTTGTGAAATTCACAGGTCTCCCTCCTTACGATTTTCAGAACGATCAATACTAAATGCACCTTCAGGATAACGAGCACTCAGTTTCTCAAAGTTCATTTGAATTACTTCTTCAATAGAAATATCAAGACCAATACATGCCTGAGAGACATACCACATAATATCACCAAGTTCACGCTTCAGGTGAAAAAGATTTTCTTGATTTACTGGTTTGCCTTGAAAAACAATTTTCTTGATAATCTCAGTAAACTCACCTGCTTCTGCAGACATTCCTACAGCAGCAGTAAGCAGTCGCTCGGTAGGAAATTCATTTTCACGAAGTTCCATGAGGCGATTGATGAACGAGGTGTGGTCTTTGCTAGGATTTGAGGTAGTCGTATTAACGAACTCGACATACTTATTAAGATCAATAGTCATAGGTTTAAAGGTTCTTGTTGTCTATCAGGTAAAATATTTTGGGGATTGAGTTGTTTATCTTGTTCCATTTCTTGTGATGAAACAGTGATAACTTTTGGAGGGTCTGGATAGTGAGCAATTCTATAATAATATCCAGAATTCATACTCACCATCATTTGAGCATCTTGTTCTTCTCCACAATGACAACGAACTTTTCCATTTTCATTAAGAACAACATAATAGATACCAGAAGTATCTCTTATTTCAATCTCATTTTTTTCTCTAAGTTTTAGTCCCATCAGAACTTAAATCCCTCAAATGATTTCTTTGGTTTTCTGTCCTCAAAATCATACTCCTCTTCTTGCTTATTGTCAAGGATATCATTCTGAGCAGATTGCTCGCAGTCATAGAGACGCATCTTAGCTCTATCAATACCAACCACAAATCTCTTATGAATAGTTGGGTCGTTGTATCGGTTCTTAAGTTGCTTCACCAGAATTTGTCCCAGTTCTTCAAGTTCCTCTGTAGAAATCAAAGCAAACATAAGGTCTGCAGTAGCAGGGAGACCGAAAGATTCTGAGGTATCAGTCAGTTCCACATCAGAAGAACCATAACCAGAACGAGTTGTCTGAGTAGCACTCACAATGGGAACATTAAACTCCACGGCAAGACCACGAAGTTCTTCTGCAATTGCCTTAATATAGGAATAAGAGTTCACGGAAAGATTTCCCTTATACCTTGAAGATGCGCAGATGTTCAGGTAATCGATGAAGATAATATCAGGACGGAAAGACTTCTTCAAAGCAAGTTCATTTAGCAGAGATTTAAAATGTCCCGAGTGTGCTGATGCAGTAGGATACTCTTTAATAATCAAAGTTCCCTGAGTTTTCTTAGCAAGGTTCGTTACCTTAGTTTCGAACATCTGCCTGGGGAGGTCAGCAATATCTTGAATGGGAACATTCAATAGGTTTGCGTCAATTCGTTCAGCAATTTTCTCTTCTGCCATTTCAAGCGTAATGTACAATACGTTCCGTCCCTGGAGCAAGACGGAGCTAGCCACATGGCACATGAATAAAGACTTGCCGACACCCGTACCAGCAAGAGCGATGTTAAGAGTTTTGTTAGGGAGCCCACCTTTCGTGATTTTGTTAAAGTATTCGAGATCAAATTCAATTTTATCCTCCTTTTTGTGGTATAACTCATAACGTTGTTCATAATCGAGAAGATAATCATGACCAACATGATTATCAAAACTTACGGCAAGAGCATCGGATAGAATACTTGGAATACTATCACGATTCTTTTTAGAATCCTTTCCATCTGCAATATGAATTGATTCCATAAGTGCCAAGTAAATGGCACGGTCACGACACCACTTTTCAGTAGTATCCACTAACCAAGACATCTCAACAGGAACATCTTCCAGATTACTGACCAAATGAACAATTTCATGAAAAGAAGTATCATTGATATCTTTACGTTTTTCTACTTCAATGCAAAGAACTTCTTTTGTTGCCAGTTGATTATATTCTTGGACAAAGGAAAGTATTTCTTCAAATACAATCCTTTGATTGGTATCTTCAAAGTATTCGGATTTTAAAAATGGTATTACTTTTCGAGTATATTCTTCATTATGTAACAGGTTCCTAAGAATTAGAAACTCAACTTTCTCCATAACTAAATTCCTTACGTGCGATTTCGTCCAGTTGTTGCATCACTTCTTCAGTGAAATATACTTCAGGTTCTTTTAGAATCTGTTTGGCATAAAGTTTCTTACCATCAATCTCATAACGTCCTGCCACATTCTTCCAAAGTCCACCAATCTCACCGAGTTCAAGAAGACCGTAATATCTATCAAGACCACGATCATCATAATACAGACGTACTTCGACATCTTTATTCTCTTTACTTAGACGCGACTTAGCAGTCTTAGCTTTGATAATATTGCCGACAATTTCTGTTCCATCCTTCTCTTTCTTTTTGCTGAGATAAATGATTGTGCTTGCTGCATATTTGAGTCCAGAACCTCCCCCCATTTCTTTCGTTGGTACATAAGCTCCGATGACATCGTATGTATGATTTGTGACAAGGAGTGGAACATTTGCTTGACCTAGTTTGAGTGTTAGCATTCGGAAAGCACCTTTGACCAGTTGAGATTTGGTCATATCACGAACTTGCTTATCATTAAGTGCATCCGTAATTTCTTTTTCGGTAGAAAGCATCCCCAAAGAGTCTAGCACAAACATGCAAGGTTTGCGTTCTTCTAAAGGTTTTTTAAGGTAAATATCTACTGCCTTAAGTGCTTTACCACGAAACTCTTCGATTGTAACAACATTCACAACTACTAGACGAGAAGTATCAATACCACGAGACTCTACAAGTGATTTAGTGATAGCAGCCTCAGTGTCAAAGTAGAGACAGTAACCATCGGGATTAGCATCAAGAAAGTTCTTAACCACGGCGAGAGAGAAAAAAGTCTTTCCAGTAGAAGACTCTCCAGCAATAGCAGTAATCTTATTCCCAGATACACCACCAAATATACTACCTGAAACCAG